CAGGCAGTAAAACCGGGCGAAATTCGGCTCGATCTCATTCCCATTGACTGGCCTTTAACCCCACTGGGTCCCAACAAAGATCCCTACGTCATGGGATGGCAAAACAAACCGTTTACCAAAGAAGAAATTGAAAATGAAATTATCAACGGAGAATGTAAAGCTATCGGATTACTTGGTGGCCCTGCCTACAACAATCCTTATGGTCTCGTTTGGGTTGATGTTGACGGACCATCCGTCTATGAACTCATCGAACAAATTTCCAACCTCCCAATACTCGATGCGTTGCCTTCCACCCTTACCATCCTCAGTGGTAAAGCAGGCCGAGAACGTCGCCTCTACAAAGTAAGTAAAGAAAACCAAAAGCATTGTATTCGTAACAAATACACATGGACCTCGCAGGGGTCCATGGAAAAACTTGAGATCTTATGGAAGCGGCACCAAGGCGTATTAATGGGTGCGCATCCAGATACGCAAGGTTATTTCACTGCCGAAGGTTTGGGATTTGAATGGGCCGACAAATTGCCTGAACTTCCGGATTGGGTATTGAATGGCATCATCACCAGGAACGCAAAACAAGGGCGTCCTGCTGAAGAAGTCTCACGCATCATCGGTAACTCGTTTGCAATTACCAGTCGCATTGGATTGGAACGGGATATGCAATTGGCAGTTGCTGCGATGTGGGCACTCCCCATTGAGGCAGTCGACGACTACGACATTTGGATTGCGATCGGACAGTCGCTCCATGAGTTGGACGAATCCCTGCTTGATCAATGGGATGAATGGTCCAAACAAAGTGACAAATACAAAGAGAACGAATGCCATAAGCGTTGGTTATCCTTTACAAAAGGTGGTGGCCGGGGCATTGGTACGCTTTACCATCTGGCTGAGCAGAATGGATGGAAGCGTCCGCAAGAAGACAAGGTTTCCTCCCCTGACGATGCTACGATCAATCTGGCGGCAAGCATTCTTCCCGAAATCGAAAGAAATGTGGAAGAAGAAATGAATCGCCTTCTCAACACTGCAACTCCAACCGACACAACTCTAATGAACACCGAAGATTATGGCGATGATGTACAACCTAAAAGCACCAAGAAAAATAAAGAGAAGGAACTCAGGCAACCTAAAAACGAAGTTGCGGACAAACTACTTGGGATCTATGCAAACAATTTGCTCTTTAGTCTTCCGCACAATCAATTCTTTATGTATGACCCTAGCCAGGGTCTGTGGAACAAAGTAAGCAAGATTGAAATGCTTGGTGATATCCGTTCCAAGCTTCAAGCTCTCATTACTAGTGGTTGGTTACGCGAAGGGTTTAGCTTTCAAATGCTTGATGATATGTTCAAGCAACTGCAAGCAATGGTCCCGTGTGATAAATGGCACGAAGCAACGGATGTTCTTCTATTCACCAACGGTGTACTTGACGTCGCAACAAAGGAACTCCGGCCGTTTGACCGTAATTTGCATATGACGCAACAGATGCCATATGCCTATAACCCTCAAGCAACCTGCGAACCGATCATTGATTGGCTTCGCTACACACAGCATGGTTCTGAAAAACGTACGCAAGTTCTTCGTGCATGGCTACGAGCAACTCTTCTTGGTCGTCACGAACTCCAGAAGTTTCTTGAGTTGGTTGGTCCTGGTAAGTCTGGTAAATCAACCTATGCAAACCTTTGTGTTGCCTTGGTAGGTAAACGTAACGTCTGCTCCACAGAACTAGAACAGATTGAGAAGAACCGATTTGAAACTGCAAGTTTCATGGGTAAGAAAATCATTCTGTTCCAAGACTCTGACCGTTATGGTGGCAGTGTTTCAAAACTAAAAGCCATCACTGGTGGTGACTGGATTCGTTCTGAGTTCAAGTACCAAGCAGATCAACTGGAGCCTTTCCAGTTCCAAGGTGTTGTCATCATTACTGCTAACGAAGCAATTCAATCCACCGACTACACCTCTGGTCTTGCTCGTCGTCGCCTCACTATTCCGTTCGACCGTCCTTTCACTGGTGGGCAAGCGCAACAACGTACCTTAATGGGTTTCGATAGTAAGGGTACTCCTGAGGGAGATTTTGCACCCTTGCTTCCAGGGCTTGTCAACTGGATCCTAGATATGTCTGAGTCGGAAATGCGTGACTACTTGATGGAGACATCAAAGCACGTTGATTTCTTCCAGGCTTATGAGAAGGATCAAGCCATTCGTTCCAATCCGATTTTGGATTGGCTGGATAAACGCGTTATCTTTGTGCCTGGAGCAGAAGTTGCTATGGGTACTTGTAAGCCTTCACCAGGGGGCGTAAACTACTATGTCGACTGGACTACGCAGGTGTATCCGTCTTACGCAGAGCATTGTCGTAGTGCCAACGTTGGTGTGTCGGGGCGTTCTCGCTTTGAAGTCCTACTCATGGACATCTGTAAAAACCAACTGAAACTAAATGTCTACGCAACCAAAAAAACCAATGGTCTGGTAATTCACAACATCTTGATACGTGATGGCGTCAGGGATGACTACAAGTGTTACCCCTCCATCCTGGAAGTAGCTGCAGACCCTGCCAAATACAAAGAAATGTACGGTGTTAATCCTGCGATAATGGAGGAATACATTGCGACAAACCATTGAGCAACGGTCGTCATCTGATCCTTGACCTTTATGGTTGTGATCAAAACCTTTTAGATAACTATGAGGAGCTCCAGCGCTTGCTGGAAGCTTCTCTTGTTTTGGCGGGAGCAAATATCTTACGTATCTTTGGTGAGAAATTTGAGCCGCAAGGCGTTACCTTGTTGGCACTACTGTCTGAATCCCACGCATCTATCCACACGTGGCCAGAAGTAGGCTATGCGGCAGTTGATCTATACACCTGTGGTGATACCACGCTCACACATCGTGCTGCAGAATTCTTGAAAGCAAAACTCAAAGCAACAACAGCGGAAGAAAAAGAGCTTGTGCGATCAATTGAACCTCTTAATTGTGTAGAGTAAATCGGAATTATTCCGATCTAATGACTAAGAAAGCAAAACTTTTGTGGTGTGGTGACATCGTTGCCATGACCGGCTTTGCACGTGTAACTGAAAATGTTATCTCTCGTCTGAAAGACGACTTTGAAATTGTTGTTCTTGGTAACAACTGGTGGGGTGACCCAACGCCACTTCAGCAGGAGTACAAGATGTACCCGTCATCCAATCGACATCAAACCGCACCCTTTGGTGAGCAACGCATTCGTGAGATTGTTGAACGTGAACAACCCGACGTGGTATTTACGATCAATGATATGTGGATTATTAATGAGCAATACAATCAAATCAAGGATCTGCACAAGGCTGGCAAGTTTAAATTTGTTGGCTATGCACCCATGGATTCGTATGCATGGACAGGTTGCTTAGCAGATACTGCCAATGAATGGGACGCTGTGGTCTCGTACACAGAATTTGGTGCACACGAATTTATGGCTGGTGGTATTACCAGACCTATCTCTATTATTCCGCATGGCGTAACTCCTGGTCAGTTCTATCCGGTAGATAAGGCAGAGGCACGTCGCAAGCTGGGACTTAAAGAAGACAGCTTCATTGTTTTCAATGGTAACCGCAATCAATTCCGCAAACGAATCGACATCACAATCAAAGCATTTGCTGCGTTTGCGGTAGATAAACCTGATGCAATGCTCTACCTGCACATGGGGCTCAAGGACCAGGGCTGGGACATCATGGAGGTGTTTGCACGTGAGATGACACGTGTAGGCCTTGATCCAAATGGAAGGATCATCATGACGTCAAATCAACCCAGTCCTCCAAATGTATCGGTGGAAATGTTGAATGACATCTATAACGCATGTGATGTGGGTGTCAATACGTGTAAAGGTGAGGGCTGGGGTCTTGTCAACTTTGAACACGCTGCCTGTGGTGTGCCGCAGGTAGTGCCCGACCATACGTCATGCAAAGAGATCTTCGAGGGCTACGGCGAACTAATCCGTTGCGACCACATCGATGTGGATACCAACTACGCACGTGAGATGCCATGCCCTTCCTCTGACCACCTTGCTGAGATCTTGACGTACTTGTACCAAGACAAAGGTATTCGTGAATGGGTTGGTACACGCTGCCGGGAACGCGTAATGGATACACAGTTCTCATGGGACACAGTTGCGTCTCAATTTGGTGGCATCTTTGAGGAGGTGTTGTCCCAAGAATCTGAACCTGTGGCAAAACCTAAAGAAAAACGGAAGGAACGAAAGGATCGTACGAAGACCCGGAAGCTTGGTAAGTGACGCTTGATGGTACGTATGTACTGTGGAAAACGTACGGAGATGGGTAAAACAATGAATACCGTCCTATTCAAGGATGAATACAGCCTTATCTAACCCTCTATAGGGTTTCATACGTTGTTAAAACAGTGTTGCATTTGTGGAAAAAATCATGAAGCCACACAGAGGTGCAACACTTTTTCAACAACGTATGAAACCCTATATCTAAGTAAATAAGGCGGTATTCACCCCTCCACAAGCCGGTATTCACAGTTTCTCTTGCGTACACTTCCCAACAGTGGTACAGTGTCATGGTCCCCACCACCAGGAGGTCATGGCACGCACCTACCTAGAGATGCTTCCGCTTTGGTACGTACAGGACCAGCTAGAGCTCTCTGACCAATACGCGACAGGTCTTGCGTGGAAGACGCAAGCACGTGGTCACAAGCCCGGTGACATGGCTGGCCGGCAGCATGGCAAGTACTGTTACGTCTCTCTTTGCGGCGCACGGTACCAAGCGCATCGCATCGTGTACTACTTACGTACTGGTAGCGATCCAGGGAACGCAGACGTCGTTCACGACCCCTCCAACGTCACGTACGACAACCGTCAGGAGCTAGCCCTCAAACAACGCCGCACCCGTCCTGCGCCTTCATACCGACGCCGCACACGTAACGCCGAAGGAGAGCTGGTCTACAACCTGGAGAACGGCATGTCTTTCCACAAATACCAACGCCTCATCGGTAACCCACTCAGTTCCTAATCATGGCCAACTACACCAAACGCATCAACGAACTGGCTTCTGTACTGTCGCCTTTCCGGTACGTCGCCAACATTGAGTTACTTACAGATGCACAGTTAAGTGCACATGGTTATTACAGGGGATTCATATGCCCCCATGGACATACCATTCGTGACAAAACCTATCATTGGTGTTACGAATGTGTTCGTAAAATTTCCAATAACAACTGTGGTTTTGACATCAACTATATTGATGGCTTGTACAAACATCGCTTGCTATCTATCTGGAGCAAGATACCTGTAACGGATTTTGAAGAGTGCTGGGAAGCACCTGCGTTAACAAAATCGCGCATTCGTTTTCCTTCCTATCGTTCTGCTAACAGTAAAAACCTAGCTGAAAACATCAGTGCACATAAAGTCATTTATCAATGTGCATGGGGAGATGTTGGCAAGATGGTTGTAACACGTACGTGCCGCAATAAAGATTGCCTTAATCCTTTGCATATGATTTCAAGTTGGAATCGCACTTTCCCACCCGTTGAGATCCAACCGTTTCATCACACGTTTGATCCCAGTAAACTGATGCACGCTGCAGATAACCAGCTAAAAGAAACACCTGAACCCATTATGAAAGCCAAGTACAAACAAACGATTCAACATCCGTTGGTGAACAAAAACACCCCGGATTATGATGATACACAGGAGCTGTATTACGGTTCATATGCCCAGGAATTCAGTAGTTAGTCAAGAGCAACGCACTAAAAATAATCCATTAGTACTTGGTACTTTTGATCAGCTTTCGCTGCGTTATTTACGTGGTAATCTTGGTGCAAAGTACCAAGTAAAAACCAACGGGTTTGGCGGCGGTACTTATAACAATTGGTTCCAGGTCAATCTTTCAGCACCTGCTTGGATCATTGTTACCAAAGGGCCGCCGCGCCCTACATATATCAACGTCAGTGTCTATGATCTCAACAACATCCCTCAGACAGATCTGCCTGTGTTCCAGGCTGATTCACTGACTGATGGTATCAACAATCTAGGAGATGTGTACATTCCTTACCTCAATACGGTAATGAGTGTTCAATCCGATCTTTACAACACCTTTGATAGGTTGCGTCTTGATCGTGGTGATGACCGATACTTTCCTTTAGGCGTTGGCAGCTATTTAATTTGTATTTCGTCTACACGCAACGAACCCCTTAATTACGAAGTTGGTGTTGTTATCGAGCCTGCTTCTACCGCTCAAGAAGTATATTGGGAACTAGAAGACGTAGATGGCAGCGTTGTACTACAAGAGTACACGATTGATGTAGCAGAGATTGTTAGTCCTGTAGACACTGCAGTTATTATTCCTTCCAATGGAGGTGCATTCACTGAAGCTCTTTGTGTTATTGAATCTCCAGGGGGGAGTGTTACTGTTGGTACCAACTCCACATGGTTAATTGGTACGCGTATTCCAAGTGGCAATATCAATGATTTCAAGATAGAACTAGAGCCTGGTGATGACGCATACTACGATACTATTCATGACCACTCATTGTCAGATTGGCAAGCTGCTTGGAGTCGGGAACATCAAGATACCGATCGGTTCCCTGAGGTCTTTATTCCGTTAACAAACAGACCATGATCAAAAAGCTACTTGCTTTATTCCGTAAAAAACCACGTAAACATTATCCGCATGTTGCTTGGTTGCGCTATTGTATGGAAAATCCATCGGCACCAGGGTGCCGCATGTATGACGTATGACTCTTTTAGATCCTCCTCAAAAACCCAAAGAACCTAAACCAGTGCCTTCTAAAATTACGGAAGCCACTGAAGAAGATTGGCAAGATTTTTTTGCCGAGCAAGAAAACTTGGATTACCTAAGAGAATTTGACCGGTAGAATAAAGAAAAACCAGATCTACCATGAGCGTAAACAACTATATCGAAGCTGCTCTCGCTGTTCATGCGGCGGCTTCTGTCATTACCGCCTTAACACCAACCCCAAAAGATGACGCACTTGCAGTAAAAGCTTACCGCATCATCGAATTGTGCGCTTTGGTTGTAGGCCGCGCCAAAGAACCTGGCACTGAAAAGCGTCGCCGTCGTCGTTGATCTCAATAGTTCCAACGAACGCGTGGCTTGCCTTCTCTGATACCAAGATGCACGAAACCTTTTGGTGCGCCGTAGCCTAATGAGTAAGGCCAATTTTTATCACACCAGCTTTGCACTGTGTTGATATCCACACCATCAACGTAAAAATCAACGGCTCCTTTTGATGGCGCACTGTAAGTGTGCTCACTGTTCTTGGCACCGCCTACTTGTGTATTGATGGGTTCTGGGCGAGAAGCACTTGTGATAATCAATGGTTTGTTACCAAATTGCTTACGTACTTTCTCAAGGAATAAACAAAGTTCTTTTGCCGTATCACATTGATACTGTTTGGTGAACCGACGAGCTTCTTGATTAAGGGTTAATTCACCATAGGTGATGTTAGGTGTGATCTTATAGGTGAACGGGCTCCAAGGAGTAAAGTTACTGGCGTGCGGATTAACATCTTTTTTTTCTCCAATGTTTTGGAGTTGTCGATCCATAATCTGAATTAATTTTGTGCTGTAGTCTGGATCAGTAGCGTATCCTTCTTTGACTAGTAGACGCGCACATTCATTTCTACTGGTTGCCCTGTTAACACCTTTGTGTCCATCAAAGTCTTTGTACCAACGATCAACAAGGTACGAAACACAGGTTCTTAGGTCAGGAAAATGAATGAATCCGGCCTTGATTGTAATCCACTGACCGTTGATAAATTCCTTTGTTTCAACCGTAGAGCCAGATCCTTTCAATCCAAAGTAATTATTTTTACCAGAAGTGTGCTGACCCCAGCCAGACTCAAGTGCCCACTGTGCAGCTACACATTCAGGAAACTTGGCACCAGCTTCTTTTGCTGTTTTAACAACAACATCCCAAGTAATGGTGCTTTCCTTGGCTGGCTTATTGCGATACTTAACAGAAAAAGACTCCAAGACCTCAGGTGTTAACTGAGATTGGAGCCATTCCCATGCGTCAATTTGATGTGGTTCTTTGTTAAAGAACTCAGCAGCGTCTGTAAGTTTAATTGTCACAACACGACTATCAATTGTTTTTATTTTAACTGATAGTAGTGTCGTGTATTTTAAACTTCAACGTAACCAAGTGGATGCGGTAACGGCGGCAAAGGATCTGGTACGTCCCAGGGGAGTCCTGATGCTTTGTTTAATTCCGCATCAACGCGTGCTGCCAAGGCGTTTTCAATTTCCTTAACGCGGTCAGACGTAAGGGCATCTTTGCACCAGCCCATGACGGTCTCTTTATTGAGACTGAGATAGGGCACCCATTTTTTACGGTCAGCGGGGGCAAGTTCAACAATGCCAGAAGTACTGACTGTGTACTTACCCGCCATCTGATACGCAAACCAATGGATTGCTGTGACTTCACTACCTGGATAGGAAGCGCTATCCGGAAGTCTCCGGTCAAGCAATGAAATTCCCCAGGTAGTTTTGTTCATTCTTCAGCTCTCAACAACTTCAGGATCAATGGCAGGTGCGGGCTCTTCCTCTGGAGCAAACTCAATCGTATCAATCAATTGACCGATAAGGTTTGCAGAAAAGGCAATGAGGTTGCCGTCACCAGTGGCACGTGCAGAACCAAAGGAATTGATGGCGCTAACTAGCTGAGACTTTGTGCAAGCCATAATGAACAGATAACTTCAAAGAGTATAACAAAAATCACCAGGGAACGCCAGATTCAGAAGTTGGGTGTAGTTTGGCTTGGATTTGATTGTGCAATGCTTCTTCAATCGAAACAACTTGATCAACGCCAAGTGCTGCCAAGGTCCAGTTCACCGCTTCTTCTTTAGTGAGTTCACTAAAAGGAGTGAAGTTATCAGGGTCGGGTTCACCAAGGCCAACGCTGCCGTAACAACCGGCAGTTTCACCGTCTTCTTCCAGGGATGCGGTCCAATGGACGGTGTATACAGCGCCATCAGGACAGGTGTCACCATCAGGAAGATGACGTTCGAGGTTAGCAATATCCCAAACAGTGTTGGCCATAGTTAATGATATTTTCTTTTATTTTACCAGGGGTGATCAATGAAAGTAACTAAGGAAACTGGCGGCGATAGTCTTCAAGCCACTCTTCGCCCATCAATCCAACCAGCTCTTCGCGGGTGAGATTGTGGATCCACTCCATACACTCTTTAAAACGTCGCTCGTTTTCTTCTGGGGTCAGTGGGACAAGCATAGAAATAAAGGTGACTATTGAGCGAAGCTTTCTAGCTCGGCGGCGATGGTGAGGAGTTGGCGGCGCGTTGTGCGTCGTTGAATCGCAAATGCCTGCGGTGTGCCAGGTAAGAAGGAGCTGGGCTTGTCGTCCGGCACCACCTGATCCGCAGCAGCTCGCAGGGCGGCGGCAATGGCAGGCAGATAGTGCCAGTCATCAGGCTTGCCGCTGGCTGCTTGGTTAAACGCCCAGAACACCTCTTGAGCTTGGGGTGAAAGTTCAGACATAGAAGTGGTAATGGTTACTCAGTTTGGCCAAGCTTCATCAGCCTTCTGAAGCAGGTAAGCAATAAAGCGCTCTACCTCTTCGCGGGTTTCAAATGCTTCCGTGTAATACGGATCGCAGTTGTTTGCCATTATTACAACGCCATCTTTAACCCACGCGGAATGCTTCTCCATGTGAGTTTCACGCTGCTCAAGCCATTCGGTAGGCGTGAGCTTGGGGTAATCTTGTTGGGTCATGGTCTCTAGGGGATCGTGGCCAGGGCAGGGTGTTGACGCACGCCTGCCCACCCACCCTACCACGCAGGTCAAGGAATTCGCCCAAGCACACCAAAGCCCCCGGTTTCCCAGGGGCTCGGCTACCTCGGCAGTCTTGGCGAATCCGCGACCGCTGATCTTGTCGCATCGGGGGACTGCCTACGGAGAGTCAGCCTCGGTAAACCCGATGAGGCCCTGTTGACAGGGACTTAATCCCGATGCAAATGGCAGAGCGGGAACTTATCTACTATACCAAGCCACGCCTCGATGGGAGTAGGGTTACGACGTCTTGAGTGCAGCTACATCGGCCTCAAGCGTTTCGATCCGCTCCATTGCTTCCTGCAGCGCCTTCACTGCCTTCATGTAGAGCACCGAATAATTGACGCTCTTGGTGACGGTGCCAAGGTCGTTGCCTTCTTCGTCGCGGTCGGGGGTCTCGTAGACCAAGCCAGGCGAAATCTGCTCAATTTCTTGGGCAATGACTCCGATTTGTCGATGACCGGGACTGTGCTTAAGATTGTAGTTGCGAACTTGTAACGACTTAATGTCCAGCCATTGCGAGTTTGCATCTGCAATGTTTTCTTTTAACTTGATGTCCGAGATACCCGCGTAGCTATTGTTTGTGTTTTGGATATTTCCATTTGAGAAGATAATGTAGCGTTGAATAGAGCCATTGTCGCTATATCCAGAAGCAAACCCGGACCCTGTGCCGCCCCCGGCAGCAATGTATTGAATAAGCGAGTAATTTGTAAATGTGCTGCTAGTACTGTAGGTCTGAATGCACCTTTGATCGGCAGACTGGTAAAACTTGTGCCAACCACTGGTAGCGTCAGGACTGTATGTTCCTGTTTCCGAAAATTGAACATATCCGTTACTCCCAATCCTCATCCGCTCCGTCGGGCTGCTCGCTCCGTCGGCGGTAGTGGAGAACGTTAGTCTCCCTGGATAGTCACCCGAACCGGCGTTTGCATCGGCTTCACAAACAACAGCGGCAAAAGTATTGCCGGCATTGTCTGTAAATACAATCTCACCAATGCCTTCGCCGGTGGTAATAGCAGATGCCGCTTCATCTCTTTGAATTGAGATGATCCCAAGTTGTGGATTTCCTGATGTGTTGCCACGTATCTGCAGCTTGGAGTATTGCGAATCGCCAGCGCTAGCGCTCGTAGACGTGCCAACTAACAACCTGCCGGAGCTGTCGATGCGGGCGCGTTCGGAATAAGACTCAGATCCAACAGCTCCGGTATGTGTATAAAACTGAATTCCGCCACCTGCTGATGGAACAAGTGCTCCTCCGCCATTGTTAGCAGAAACAAGTTCAATGCCGCCACCGTTTGAGCCATCAAGTGTCAGTTTGATTGATGCACCAACCGGAGACGCCGTAGTGCCAATCCCTACTCGGCCTGAGGAATCAATGTAAAGCCTTGTTCCATCATTAGTTCCAAGTCTTAACGCATCTGTGGTGTGTTCATATTGTATAAATCCAACACTCGGAGAAGCTGTACTATCTGAGAAGAAGATATTTGAAGCACTTGCGGAGCCTGAAAAAATTGTTACTCCGCTTGCACCACTGCCAGAGCCAACAACAAGTTGGTTTGCCGCTGCACTAAAGCTGCCAGGAATACTAGTCCCCAGACCTAGTCTCCCGTCCGATGTGATGCGGAGGCGCTCGGCAGCAGTGCCATTAGTTGTGCCCGTAAAGAAAAGAAGATTGCCGTGAGTTGAAGCATCAGTTCCGGTTGCGAATATTCGCGTTTGTCCTGGAACGCTATCAACAACAAAAGAGTTGGCGACATAAGACAAGACACCCCATCCCCCACCGCTGATATTTAAGGCTCCAGTTCCAGAAATCCCGCCCGCAACATCTAAAGCAGTGGTTGGAGATGCTGTTAGTACCCCAAGCTTTCCATCTGCGGCAATGAAAATCTTCCCAGACCCACCAGTCGAGATGGCTACTTGGTCTGCGCCGGGGGAGTACAGTCCAGAATTTGGGTCTAATACAAAACTAATCGATGGATTTGCTGCAGTACCTGACGCAAATACACCCGATGTAATGGTATGAGTACCACCGCTGATATTAATAAAGTTACCGCTAGTAAAGTTTGCAGTGGTACCAGTAACGGTAACACCTGAAATTGTTTGGCCTCGTAAGATGTCCCCAGAGATAGTATCTGTTGCTGTTACGTTTCCTGTAAAGGTAGGATTCTCAACTAAACCAGAAACTGAAACGCTTTTATCAACACCACCATCAGTAAAGGTGATTGTATCAACCTTAATTGTGCCGTACGCCATTTTGTTGTCTCTTTTTGTTTATTTTAGCCGAGAAAATTACGGAAGAATAATTAGTGGGCCTTGGATTACAAACCCACTTGCGCTACCGGAAACAACGCCAGAACATACGATGGCTGGGGTTGCTCCAGAAGGTGTGGTTACTCTTAACGTCGATCCTGTAATTGACGTAAAAGTACCCGTTGTGCTGCTAACAGTTACTGAATTAACTGATGTGCCGGTAACCGTAGCGCTTGAAATACTGGTTGCAAAGTTAGCAGTGTTACCTGTAACAGTCGTACCAGAGAGATAAGTAAATATTCCACTAGGTGAAACAACATTACTTCCACTGATTGTTCCCGAAGAAACAATGCCTCCTGTGGAAAAAATGCCCGTACCTAATACTGATAAGTTACCGGAAACAACAGTGTTAACAAAAACAATGTTTGTAAAAACACCAGATACGGCCGAAATTAATCCGGCTTGCATGGTGTCGCCGGTAATAACAGCTCCACTTACATTCTGGAATCTTCCCGACGTACTTAAAACAGTATTGCCAGTGATTGTTGCACCGGACACACTAGTGGTAAATGTACCGACTTGACCCGTTAAGTTTGTTGCAAGTACTGTGTTACCGGTAACGGTGGCACCTGAAACACTAGTAGTGCCAACGACTGTAACGCCTGTGACATTTGTAAATTGACCTGCGTTACCAGTGACCGTTGCGCCAGAAACACTGGTAGTTCCAATGACGGTGGCGCCTGTGACCGTCGTAAATTGTCCGGCATTACCTGTTACTGTCGTACCCGACACGCGGCCAAAGTTACCGGTAACCGAAGTAACAGTCCCTGCGTTAACAACGGTACCTGTAACAGTTGCTCCTGATAAGTTTGTAAACGAACCAGAAACTCCCGTTATTGTTCCAAAGTTACCGCCATCTCCTGTAATTGTCTGACCGGAAATAACTTGGGTAAAGACACCAGAGATTCCACTGATGCTACCAAAAGCACCCGTATTGCCGGTTACTGTTGCTCCCGAAACACGTGTAGTAAATGTCCCCGAAACACCAGTGGCATTAGACACTAAAAGTGTATTGCCCGTAATTGTGGCACCTGATACCTGAGTAGTAAATACACCAGAAACGCCAGAGACTGTTGAGAACTGTGCAGTAGTTCCAGTAATTGTGGTTCCCGAAAGAGTTCCAGTGACACGTACGCTGCTTGCAAATTGTGCAATACCCGTGACCGTTAATCCACTTGCAACAGATAAGTTCCCGCTAACGTCAAGAATTGGCGTTCCCAAAACCTGGAACGTACCAGTGGTTGCGGCAACGGTTGTTCCTGTGAATGTAGTACCAGTTACGTTGGTGAACGTGCCATTTGTAAAGAAAGCACTTACACCACTTGTTGTAGTGCCAGTAAGACTTGTAAAGTTTCCCGTTGGGAAAGACGCAGTAGCTCCTGTCGCTAAGGTTGTAAAGGTACCAGTTACTGCATTAACTTGACTTCCTTGAATAAAAGTACCTGTTACGGTGTTGCCGCTGACAGTACCGCTGACAGTGGCATTGTTTTGAACAACAATTCCACTAAACGTACTAAGGCCAGACGCAGTTACCGTATTAAAACTGGAGTTGCCACCTACTGTTAAGTTGCCAGTGATAGTGACGTTACCGCTAATTAAAGCGCCACTGCCAGGGGCGTAATATAAATCGAGATAATCCCTGAATTGAGAAAAGGTAATTTTTTTGTTGCGCAGTGACGGGTCCACCTCAAAAACGTGGACCAGGGTCATGACATCCTGGTCTACAATTTCGTTCGCTGCAATTGCAGGAAATTCGGTAATACGGCGGTTTGCCACCTATCTACTGCGCAATTCTTTCCTTTATTATAGTGCGGCTTATTTAGCGTACCCTAATCTCAAGACGTGGCAATAAATTAGTACCTAAGTACCAAAGCCCTTGAATTCCTGTTACAATTCCACAGGAAAGCAATAGTACCAACAGCAGTTCCGCCACGGTTAAATTACGCCGCACATACACAACTTGCGGCAAAGCTTCCAGTGAGGTTTCTATAGGTAGACGCTGAGGTACTGTTTGTTGGATAGCCAGCTCCATGGCACGTGCTTTCATTTCTGCCAACATCTCAGGAGTAATCTGCCCTTCCAAAGTCTGTTGCATGGGAAGTTGGCTAGGTGGAATTTGCTCTTCCATGATCACAAAGTTGTTTACAAAAGACTAGCATTTAATTGATCGGAGTGCAGCATGCCGTACGGACTACGCAAAGGCTTGGAAGACATTGCCTACGAACTAAAAGGAATCAGGAATATCCTTGGTTCCATGTGGCATAGTCGGTACTCAAACGCTGAGACTGACATTGCCAACCCCGAAATGTTTGCAGATGAATACATTTCGACAGAAGAATGTGGTAGGCGTCTAGGAGTCTCCGATCAAACCATCCGCAACTGGATTGCAATCGGTAGAAAAAACCCTGATAAAGGCTGGGTAGAAGGTATTCATTATGTCAACGTTTCTCCTGACGTCCACAAAAAAGCAGTTTTGCGTATTCCATGGAATCGCCTCATTCAGTCTTTTGCTAAAAACGAAAACATCAATCTTAAAAACCTACGTGCGCAGTATCACTTGTATCATGCAACCAAAGAGGTTCTTGAGTGATGGCACATCGTTTTAAGGGAATTGATATCGATGCTATCAATATCGATAACCATGAGGAGCTACTGCCCAAATCCCTGGCAGATCAAGTGGAAATGTTCTTACCACCCTGGGGTTCTTTCGATGATGGTTGCTTGCGTCGTTACCTAGAAAACTTAAAGAACTACGAAGAAGAGGATGCCAACTCTGGCATGACCTTGGCCAATCGATTACGACTGGCATTCAAAGACCTAAACCCAGATACAATCTGCGGTAAATTTCCACAAGCAGAGTTGCCTCTTAAACGTCGATTGCGATGTGTTGCCGAGTATTTGATCAGGTCCGGGGAATTTGATAAGGTGCGAGATGAGCAAGGAAAACTCTGCAAGAAACGCGGCGTGCTTGGCAAGTTGGTTGTCTTGTACCAGCCAACTCCAAAACTGTTAGAATCTCTGCATCGTCAAGGGTTGTTAAAAAGTGGATCGCCGTGAGAAGTTAATTGCGTCAGTCATTGGTCCTGAACTAGATGAGACCAAGGCAAAAATGCTTGATACCACTGTCAAGCTCATCCTTGGGGACATGGGCGCACAGTACGTCAAGTTTTGGGACGCAGAAGGTCCTGGCGTCTTGGTATTCCAGCCTGACAATAAAGAGCGGTCTATATTCTTTTGGACGTTAAAAGAAATTCACGCAGCAGAAGAAGATTGCGAACATAACAATAACGGTGATCTTGCCGAGACATTGCGACGCATTCTTGCCGCTGCACAAAAGATTGATCCGATGGAGAAAGCAGGGTACATCATCAATGATGACAAGGGTCTTCGCTATTTGGAAATAGCGTATAACGACATCGTTAACGATGACTGAGAAAGGTATTCGCGGCGTATCCGCCAGGGTTGAAGGCGCAGAACTCATCACTAACGCAGACTTGGTGCATGCTGCCAACGAACTTCTAGGCGGCATTGACTTGGATGTGGCTAGCTCCAAGGTTGCCAATGAGTACGTACAAGCGACTGAATACTACACACCTGTGGATGACGGGTTAAATAACCAACAATGGTACGGAAGCTGCTATTTGTTTCCACCAGCGGGATCATACTTCTGGGACCAAAAGAACCAACGGTGGAAGATGACCCGCGCTTCGTCATTGACGTTGACTTCTTCGCATGCCGTATGGTTCCGTCGAATGTACCATGCATGGCTGGCGGATGAAATTGAGCAAGGGCTTTACTTTAGTAACTGCCCTGACATGATTCGATACGAGCCAAAGATCTTTAAATTTCCCATGTGCGTTCTACGTACTGTCCCTTACCTGCTTCGCAACCTTGATGGGAATGTAGAAAAAAAACAAACGTGCACGTCTTTCTTGGTCTACCTGCCTCCCAAAGATCGGTCAGGAGATGCAGTAGAACACTTCTGTAAAATCTACGGCGAACGTGGCCATCTCCTTGTAGACTGAACAAGCTATCGAGGTCTTATGAGCGTCCTGGCCGATTGGGAAATCAAAGAGCGTGCCGAGAAAGAACAAATGATCGAACCCTTTGTTGATCGTTTGATCAGCAAAGAAGATGGTCGGCGTTTGTTAAGTTATGGCCTTAGCTCTTACGGATATGACATTCGTTTGTCCCCAAGTCAGTGCCTGATCTTTGGTAAGATTCAAACCGGTGATTGCGACCCAAAAGCCTTTGACGAAAGTATTTTAAAGCCTGCGGAACTTCTGGAAGATGAACGCGGCAAATACTTTCTTCTTCCTCCGTATGGGTATTGTTTAGGCGTTGCACAAGAACGTTTGAAGTTGCCTCGTGATGTCACTGTTGTTGCCGTTGGTAAATCTACGTACGCACGCTCAGGAATCTTAGTTAACATTACGCCCGCTGAAAGTGGATGGGAAGGTTACCTGACACTTGAGATCAGTAACTGCACTGGTCTATTCAACCGTGTGTACGCAAACGAGGGGATTACTCAACTGCTTTTCTACCGTGGTAATCCTTGTGAAGTCAGCTACCAAGATCGGAAAGGTAAGTACCAAGACCAGCCAAATACCGTGGTTTTTCCACAGGTTTAACTACGTCCAAACGATTGCTTGGGTTTGTCTGCATACGCGGTAGACCCTGCACGCCCACCACTGTCACCAGCATTGGCACTGGTGGGTTCGTTAATCAGTTGGTTCTTCTGATATTTGCCAGCAGCACGTGCACTTTTCATGAAGCGGTCAACGCGTGCCACTGCTCCTTTTGACGCGGAACCAACGACGCCTCGTTCTTGCGGTCGCACGTACCGCAGATCCACGTTATAAGCTCTTCCAGGGTTCAGATCCGTTGGTACCCCAGCAGAAGTGCCGGAGTCCTTGGCTGCGTCGTAAGTCTCGGATCTAAACTTGCTCATACTATCATTATAGAAAGGATATATCGCTAAGAAAACAATGCGGCCCTCAATGTTTTTGCAAGAGTTTGCAGCAAATAATGATCAAGTAAAGTGCCGTTGTATTGGTTTTGAAGATTTTGGTGCACCCCTTGATACCGTGGCCAACGACGTACCTCTTCAAGATATGTATAACACGGGTTTAGTTGCTCCCATGGATGGTATGCAACGCAATCCACTTAATATTGAAGGTCAAGGTTTATATGGTCAACGTCCAGGCTTGACGGGTTACATTCCTTCCATGGAAGAAGGTATGGCTTTATATGGCGCAAACCCCAAATCTCCTGGCGTCCTTGGTGATATTGACGGTGATCCAGATGAGATGGAACTTCTGCTTTCCGCCAAACGCAAAGGCTTAATGCGTTAAACCTGCTAGGCTGTCTCAGTCGGCATTTTTACAATGGACATGTTTTCCCCTGTTGAAGAAACCAATGGGTGTGTAGATGGCGTTTGTCCAGTACCATGGGTTACCATTAAACCGCTCGAAACAACGCCCACAATCAAAGAGGATGTTGTAAATCATCCCTCGCATTACACCGATGGGGGCATCGAATGCATCGAAGCCATTGAGGCGGCTTTAACCAACGAAGAATTCCGTGGTTACTGCAAGGGAAATAACATAAAGTATATTTGGCGTGAGCGCCACAAAGGCGAGACAGAATCACTGAAGAAAGCACAGTGGTACCTAGATCGTCTTATTCAATTGGACGAAAGTCAAAAGGGATGAGCGTAGTGTAAATCGTCGTCATCGTCCGACTCGTCCTGCATACAAGCCAGGGCGAGTTCACTGAGTTCCAACTCACTAGGCAGATCCCACTCAATATCAATCCCTTCAGAACACATGATTTCTTTAACGGCTGCCCATTCCATCATCCGTTGGAAGTACAGGTTTAACAGTGCCGCCTGCAGTTCTTCCCAACACATCTCCTCTGTTTGCAGCTCAGCTTTACGCATAGCAAACTGAAGTTCTAAAGGTAATTCAAACTCTTTACGTGTGGATTCGTTCTCCATGGAAAGCCTGAGTACTGCATTTATTCTAGGACGCTAGTCACTTGAAAAGGCAGAGGCGTCGTCAAGCTTGAAACGGTTAGCAAATTCGGCGAGCGCATAGGGGTTGATTGTCGCTTCCAAGGTTCGGATTGCTTCCGTCTCATGGGGCTTCGCACCATAGCTTCTGAACGCACGCAGTAGTACGTCTGTGGCAACCCAAGGCTTGGCTTCAACGTCGGCAAGGAATAGGTTGATTTCTTCCCTGCGTCGTTCCAGGAGACCACCGATGACTTGGTGATCTGCATCAAAGACCCACCGTGCAATTTCTTCTGTTACGCCAACGTAGTCATCGACTTCAAGGCAGTCAATGATGGAACTGTACAGGAAACTTTCCCAACCAACCGAATGACAAAACGAAAGCAGTGCTTGGTGCATGCACTCATCCAAGCCTAGGTTCAACTTCAAAAGTTCTGTGTTTAAAACGGTGAGTTCATCGACAAGATACTCCAGGGCTTTGCGTTGTGTGCAGCACTGGGTTTTCTTTACAACACTGCCGTCAGGATAATACTGTGTACCAAATCCAATCGTGTAAGGCTCTGCACCTGTTTGAGGATCTGGGTAAGCAAGTTCATTGAAACCTTCGTAACGACAAATTAAATCAATCGCTTGCCTGTAATTATCCATAGGGGTAACAAGTGTTACCCCCAAGTATACATAATTTTTACTTGCCTTGGCCGCGAGACAATTTACGTCCGTGGCTAGGACGTGAATGCTTGCCGTCGCCTTGACGAGTCTTCTTAGGCTTGGACTCAATTAAGATCGTGGTGGACTTAGGCTTTGCCATACTGATGAAAAAGCGGCCTACACAGTTTAGCGACGTACAGCCATGGCTGCACCTATTTCGTTTTGAACTTCCCCTAATTGAATCATTCCTTTAATAGCTTGATCGCTTCCCTGAGGAGCAGTACCAAGTG